ATGGACAACCTCGTCTCCTGTTTATTTATAAAAAAACATTTGACACCCTATTGCAAATTTGCAAACCTAGTAATTCCAAGGGGTCAAACCCACAATGATAACCAATAATAAAAACAATACCATGAAATACGAAGTGTGTAAATTAACAGTACGAGACGAAGACGGTCAAGAGTTCGACGTATTCGATCTTGATTGCTCTGGCATAGCAGATGGCATCAATCTCGCAATAAGCGATGGGGATGCACACCTATGTGCAATCGAAGAGGATCATGATGATGGGGTATATATTGATCAGCGATATACATCTCACCAAATTTTGGACTTCATCCGTGATCACAAAATCCAATGGGAAACCTTTGGGCATCCATCCGAGGATGATGCATACATCGAGTACCATAACTACGAGAACAGCACAATCTTTTGCAGTTACCCATGGGACAATCGTGAGTCAGTGAATGAGGGAGTTATGTTCATCATGGATATGCATTATCAGAAACAAGCTGAAGACAATGCTTAGATTCGATGAGGCTACAGCGTCCAAGTACGGACTAAAGGAAGCCATCATACTGCATAAGATTATATTCTACGTTTTAGTAAATGAGAAGGATGGGAGAAATTACCACAAGGGGAGATATTGGACGTTCAATTCCAGAGCGGAGTGGCGTTCGATATTTCCCTTCTTCTCTGATATGCAGATATGGAGATGCTTTAAGAACCTTGAGAAGAAATCAGCATTGGTTAGCGACTCATTTAATCGTATGGCTTACGACAAAACTCGTTGGTATAGCCTATCTAATAACCTAATGGAGGAAGTGAAGAAGGACAGCTATTGGACTAAAGCCATTCGCAAATCTGTAAAACCCATTTGCAAAAATGAAATAACCCATTGCAAAAATGAAACACCAATACCATTAGACTCACATAATAATAACAATACAGTAAATACAGAACCCTATTAAACATGAGCCATTTTTATAATTGCGACAAAGAGCCCTTCTTAACGAAGGCATCTACACCATCCCAAGCAAAGAAGGTTGGTGCATTTCCCTCTGTGACAACAGTCATGGGTATCATCAAGGATCCATTCTTGGATGGCATCTGGTCACCAGAGCAGTACATCAAGCTAGCTAGGGAGTTCCCCGATGCTAGCCAGCGTGAGATTGAAACCCGTAAATACGGTATGCGTATTTCCCCAATTGACGGCGAGGAGATAACATCCTCTGAGTTTGGTACGACTGTTCACGGAAGACTTGAGGATCACACCAATGCTATCATAGCCAATAAGAAACCCAAGCTGGATTCCCAGTGGGATCATTGGGCTGAACCCTTCTTGAAATACATTAAGGACGAGAACATTGAACCCATTGCTAGTGAGCTTATTACTTGGGATGATGAAATCAAGGTAGCTGGCAGTGTGGACTTCATTGGCAAATTACCCGACGGTAAGTATTTTATGGCTGATTATAAGTGCCGTGACTGCAAGGGTCGTGGTGGCAAGTTCTATGAGAAAAAGGATTGCACTCAGCTAGCTATCGAAAGCTGGATGCTAGCTAGGATGTGGGACTTGGAATACTTGCCAACCATCATGAGCGTATGTGTGGATATCGGAACAAAGAAACACTACCACAAGGAGTGGACTTGGAAGCAAATGCAGAAGGGCATCGAACGCTTTAAGTTAACAGCAGAAATTTACTGGATGGACTTCATGAATATCTAGTGAAAGCCTATAAGATAACTTACGTTCACCAAGGAAAAGATCTTGAGTACAGTACTTGGAAGATAGCTAACTCCAAGGCTAGTGCAATTAAGTTTGCTTTCGGTAAGGCACTAAAAAATAAACAAAAAACAATGGCAACCAAGAGGGGGCTAATCATAACAATAACCAACATTAAAGAACATGAAGTATCTGAAGCATTCCCAATTAGCGAGTTACCGAAACGAGAACCTACCAGAGAAGTGTCCGATAATGGAGACTGGATGTTATAATCCCTGCGTTGATCACAATCATAAGTCTGGAATGATCAGAGCTGTGATATCCATGGAGGGTAATACCTTCTTGGGTCGTGTGGAAAATAGCTTCCGTAGGTTTGGGACTAGCTCCAGTGTGGGGCTACCTAAGATCCTTAGAAACATGGCTGATTACTTGGAGGCGGGGGACACAGATATCCTGCATCCAGTTGGGTTAAAGCAATTGGCTGGAAGATTTAGTCGCTTAAGGGTTGATGATCAAGTGTTTGCATTAAAAGTGTTAAAAGCAAAAAAAAGTGAAATAAAAGCTTGCACTAACTCAAAGCAACGCACAGTCTTATATCGTAAACTTATTACTAATGGAAAATAAAAACATACTACAAGAAATCCAATCGGAGTTGAAAGCTCCAAAGGGACAACGCAATAACTTTGGTAACTACAACTATCGTAGTGCTGAAGATATTTTAGAAGCAGTTAAGCCAATCCTTGCAAAGCACAAATGTGCATTGGTCGTGAATGACGAAATGGTTGAGGTAGGGGGACGCATCTATGTGAAATCCACAGCAATGCTTGCATTTGAAAATCAACCCTTTGCTAGTGCAAATGCATTTGCTCGTGAGGCTGATAACAAGAAAGGGATGGACGATGCCCAGATTACTGGCAGTGCTTCATCCTATGCCAGAAAATATGCACTCAATGGGCTATTTGCTATTGACGACACCAAGGATGCTGACTTCAATAACAAGCATGGTAAAGATTCTCCAGCTACCAAGAAGGTGGCTAAAACTAATAACGAACTAATATAGGGGACTATAATATGGAAAAGTACGATAATACAAACAGCGGTGCAATCTTCAAGAATGATCGCAAGGAAAAGGAAACACATCCAGATTTGGGTGGTATACTAAACGTAGAAGGCAAGGACTACTACATTAACGCTTGGAAGAAAACAAGCAAAGCGGGTACTCCATTCTATTCATTGAGTGTTAAGCTCAAAGAAGTCAAAGAGGCTGTAGCTAGCGAAGAAGCCTTTTAATATTTCGCAGTCAATGCGTGTGTTATCGGGGGGGGACGAGGTTTTGGTATTTCCTCGTTCCCCTTTTTTTTATAAAAAATACAACTAATAAAAATGATTTCATCTGACAATTCAATTCTTCCATCAAGCGGATCAATGACTAACTTTAAAACTGGAGCAGTTCGGGATGCAATGCACGGCAAGGGCTTTCCATCGCTCATTCCCACTTGTTCCCTTAAATCCCTAGCTAAACGCTTTGAGGACGGAGCTACTAAATACGGTAGGGACAACTGGCAGAAGGGTATACCAATCTCTCGCTACTGCGATGCCGCCAACAGACACCTATGGGCTTTACGTGATGGACAGGTAGACGAGGATCACTTTGGTGCTGTGCTGTGGAATATTGCATGCTGGCAAAAAACTAAGGAGATGATTGCTTCTGGTATCCTACCAGAGGAACTCAACGACATTTAAACATCTAACCCAATACAACATGAAAGATTATATTGATAATTATATTAACGCAGTGAGGGAAGCTGGAGAGGAGGGCGAGGTAAATATTGTTACATCCAAGACATTCTACAGCAATGCTCGCAGGGATTTCTTAAGTGCAAAGAGAAAGGGTCTGATACAGGAAATTAGTTACGAGGACTACTTGGATGCTACATACAAAGAGCCAGTAAAGATATCCGACGAGATGAAAAGAATTATCTTGTTTAAACCCTACTTCTCTGCAACATTGATTTCCAAGCAGTACAAGATGCACTACTCAACCATCGTTAGGTTGCGAAAACTAAGCGAAGAATCCCAAGACTAGAAACCAAAAAAATAAAAAAATACCAATGAAAGAACTACAAGCAATCGAAGCCGAACTATCCGTACTAGCTAGCTGTATATCGGATACCGATGGAGCAATCTACGATGAGATTTCATCGAACCTAACAAAGGATGATTTCTCCTGCAATAAGAACTCAGCTATCTATGATAGTATTGGTCGGGTCGTAAACAATAACGACGAGATCAATGAGGTTAATGTAGCTAACCAGCTACGCAGTAGTAAAATGCTGGACTCCGTGGGGGGATTGCCGAGGATTCTATCTATTATGGATTCCCCTTGCACTCCGCTTGCGGGTCGTGCCGCCGCAAAGATTGTTCTATCCAAGAGCAGATCTAGACAGCTAGCTAGGCACTACAAGCTACAACTTGAGGGACTGGGGGAGGATAGTGATCCTTCGGACATTGCATCCAAGACAGAGGCAGAGGTTCGCAGGATAATGGACTCCACTGGTGGGGACACCAATACGCTGAAGTTGTCCGCTAGTAAGCTAAAGGATAGGCTTAAGAGTATAGCAAATGGAACATATGTATCCGAGAAGATACCCACTGGTATATCACACTTGGATGAAAAGCTGGACGAGGGTGGCATTGCACTCGGAGAAGTTTGTGTGGTTGCCGCACCTACATCTTGTGGAAAATCCCAACTTGCCTTGAACTTTGTTCTTAGGAACTCAATCAAGAAGAATATTCCATCCGCAATCTTTAGCTTTGAAATGCCAGCGGATCAGTTGACTAAGCGTATGACACAGACTTGCTCCGCAGTTAACTTAAAGAAATACACGGAGAAGACGATTACTTCAAGCGAAGATGCCCTAGTTAATGATGCTATAGATAAGGTTGGGAACGCTCCGATCTATACGGTTCACCACACTAGGGGTATCGATGACCTTAGATCCAAGGCAAGATCACTGAAGCGTAAACATGACATAAAGATAATTGTAGTTGACTACCTTCAATTGATTCCATTCAATTCAAACATGAGCAAGCACGAGGGTATATCTCAAGCATCACATGGTATCAAGCAGATGGCAATGGAGCTAGGTGTAGCTGTAATTCTATTAGTTCAAGTAAATAGAACTGGTGCTATGCGTGATACTGGGTTAGTGTTGTATGATTTAAAGGACTCTGGTGATATCGAGAATGATGCTGACATTGCACTTCTAATGTGGCCAAAGGGAGGGGACATTGACACGTGTCGTGCTACCGATCCCCATGGTGTGCCATACCTAGAGATGGATTACAATGTAGCTAAGAACCGAGAATCAGAAAGGGACTTAAAGGGACGATTTAAATTCATTAACCAAATAGGTAGGTTTCAATAATAGGTACTATGGGCACTTCACACATTATGGAAAATCAAAACGATAACGAAACACAAGCGGCTTGTGGGGTTGATAGCTCCGATTTAATGGATGACCTGCTCTGGAGACTTAAGGACATCAGAGAAGACCTAATGTCAACGGGACTGGGCGGTAGGCTATATAACTGCGATGAGTGGTCAACGCCAACTGTAAACCTAGCATCCGCTATACGGGTGATTGAGAAGTTCAAGACAAACCAACAGCTCAGTAGGGCACACACATTATGAAAAAACT